AACACAACACAACACAAACCTACACAAACTTGTCACCGTTAATCATGGGAAACAATATATGTGCGTCTAGTCGCAAATGCGAAAGTTTTCAAAGAACCGACCCATTTGGTATGCTATGCAGTCGACCATATGAAAAAGACGTTGTCATAAAGTTTGAAAAAAAAGATACATATTACAAAAAATCCGATTCTAGAAAAAGAAAGTATAAGTATAAAAGTAAAAAAAGACAACTGCCGATACCTATATACAGACAAAACATACACTAAAGCACACTAAACAAAGTTACAATTGATTTAAACATACAGTAATAAGGACATATATCATATATATTGCTATTTACATTTGTTATTATCAATGCGTTTTTTTTATTTACTATATTTTGCGTATTTGAGTTTTATGCTAGTTATACGGGTTCTATGTGCGAATGGTAATTTAATTAATAATCCATATAATATTATTATATACAGCAGTAGTTATAATAATCATAATAATAACCATAACAACGATGACAATAATAATCCATATAACATAATATTAAACATACACGACAAATTTTTACCAAATAAAAAAATATATGAAAAATATAAGATAGACATGGTTAAACGAAATACAAAAAATAAAACAAAAAAGTTAAAAAAGAAAACCAGTAAAAATAATTTCAAAGGAAAAGGCAAAAGTAAAAGCACAAACAAAGGCAAAATAAAAGGGAGAGATAACACAACCCGGCGGAAAAGCAAATCTATATCACCACATAAAAACATAGTGGCAAAGAAAATTAAAAAAACAGATGCGTGTTCAGTAAACTCCGGTGATTTAGGATTTACATGTTATTCAAAACCAGTGCTGTATAAAATCAAAGATACATGGAATAAAAAGCATCCCAAACATCGAATCGATTCTTCCGATCCTTACATTATATGGAAAACGCTGCGTTCAGTTATGGAGCATGAGCACGCATGTAAACGAGAATCGTGCTGGCTAAAACACATGTGTATTAAAGAAGGGTTACCGTCCAATATATACGACTTGACATTTTCACCACAAATGCCCAAATCATGGCTGCATAATCCTAATGAATGGTTGAGTAGTTTAGACATTGTAGCACAAATGAAACAATGGGAAACAAAGTATGATGATTTTAAATTTATAGGCCCAAGTCCAATTGATTACGACAACCACAAAATGTTTGGAGAATGCGTATGGGATGAACTATGTAAATTCAACTTAAAATCCCATTTAAAAGACAATATACGCAAAATAGGCATAATATTTAATTTAGATCCACACGACAAACCGGGGTCACATTGGGTTGCTGTATTTTTAAATGACGACAAAAAAACCATATACTATTTTGATAGTTATGGAGACAAGCCACTCCCTCAAATTAAAAAATTTATAAACGAGGTTATTAACCAATCTCGCTCTTTAAATAATACATATAAATATTTAGAAAACAAAAAAAGGCACCAATTTGGCAATAGTGAATGTGGTATGTATAGTATGTATTTTATTACACAAATGTTGCAAAGTAAGTGCTTTGAAAAGTTTCAACAACAAAAAATAACGGACGATTACATGTTAAAATTGCGCAAAAAGTTTTTTAATAAACCAGTTTAAAACTAATATCATAATATAATAAAATTATTACATTATGTCGATCCATTCCAAACCCAACATAAACTTATTAATTGGTATATTAGAAAATGAATTTAACCGCGAAGCAGTTGTTAGGCAAACATTTGTACATTTTTTCAACAATAGACTGGAAGAATACCATGAAAAACGGTTTAATTACACTGATTTACAGCATATGAATAAAAGTATATTATCAGATTGCTATCAATTTATTAGCAGTGAAGAAAAAGAAATCGAAAAAAATACAATGGTATTGAAACCACCACCTTCAAATCATGGCCATCAATTTCAAACACCAAGTGACAATGTTAAAAAGTCAAAAAGCGACAGTTCATTTGATGATTATAAAAAGCAATATAATACGATGTTAAACCCTAATAAACCAAAAAACATTGATTTCAGTGATACGATAGAAGATGAACCCATACAAAACATCGATACAATTTTAAATCAAACATTAGAAGATAGGGCAAATGAATTACAAAGAATATCAAATACATATAGTGACAAACCACCTGATTGGATAAAACCGATAGATGACAGCACAGCCATCACCACATCAACGCCGTCATTTACACACACAACAACATCAACAGCCACAATCGAAAATACACCCCCGCCTGTAAAACTAATAATAGAAGATACGCCAATAATTAATCACGACAAACAAAATAAGCGCGTAACATTTGATTTAAGTAAAAAACACAATAGCAAACCCACCCCGAATTTAAATGTCAATCAATTACTTGGCAAATTAAAACAAAAAAAACAACAATCACAACAACAAACACAACAACAAACACAACAACAAACACAACAACAAACACAAAATGTAACCACTGACAACAACAATGAATTTAAAACAGAGATACACCACTTAATAAATGAAATGAAAAGCGAATTCGAAACAAAACTTAACGATTTAAATGATAAATACAAACAACTTGAAGATAAATATCACAAATTATCACAGCACAATAATGTAAATGAAAATGAAGATGTAAATGTAAATGAAAATGAAGATGTAAATGAAATAAAGCATGATGCCATATAATTTTAATACAAATCTGTTTTAAAATTATATTGAATATTTGTAATAATATAACATTTACTATTTATCTACTAAATAATTTTTAATGTAAGAAATGACATTTGAATTTAATCTTCTCTCCCCTGATTTGGTTTTAATCTTGAAATCTTTTAATTCACTAGCATTTTCCGATAGAACATTTATAAGATTATAGATTGTTTTGTATTTATCGATAATTTGTATTGCAGTATCGACACTTACATTGGGAATTTGACTTAACATGATTACATCAATGTTTTCCGGTGTAATATTACTTTTCTTTTCACGCTTAACATATTTTGTATATTTTAAGTCTGGTGTTTTTTCGGCGACGGAGGAGGAGGTATCTTCTATCATTTTAAGCGCGGATGGATTAAGTTGAATATTTAGTTTATTAGAAGACGCATCAAGTGTTTGACTTTCACGCGGCGAATTGTTGTCGATATCATTTAATGTTTTATCAATATTATACGATAATGCGTCCATTTGGTTTGTATAATATGGTTGTTTTTTTGAAGATTGCTTTTCATTTTTATGAATTTTTAATGCGGTATTTAATAAAAATTCCGCGGTTTCAACTGTTGTAGAGGTTATAAAAGTAGTAAATCCTTTATAATACATAATACTAAAAATCGCACTATAAATAGTATCTCTATTTATGCGAGTATATTTGTTATTCCACATCGAAATGTTTCCTTCTATTAAATACATAATATTATGGTTATGAATATCGCAGTTTGTTAAACGATATGATTGTTCATTATATCTGCCGTCTTGTATTGAACTTGCCAAATCATTTATTGTTTTTCTTTCTATTAATAATTTTTCATTGTTTTTATCGTCTTTTATGATAACATCAGACAATGGTAAGTTTTCAACAAGTATTTCAATAGGTTTATATTTTGCATTCATCAGCTTTACCGAGTTTAGCAAGCTAATTAATTTTTTTTCTCTATAATCAATTACTAATTTCATTATTTATTATGGGAACATATGTTTTTAAATAACTTATTTAAATAAGTTATTTAATTAGGATATAGGTGATACTACACACTTTTCTTATATCTTAATATTTTTACTTTTCGCTTTTACTTTTGCTTTTTCGCTTTTACTTTTGCTTTTTTGCTTTTTGCTTTTTTGTTTTTTTGTTTTTTTGCTTTTTGCTTTTTTACTTTTTTGCTTTTTTGATTTTTTGCTTTTTTGCCTTTTTGTTTTTTTGTTTTTTTTGCTTTTACCTTTTTTGTTTGCGTATTTCTTCGTTTTTTTCTACTTCCTCCTCCTGCGGCTGCTGGTGCTACGGTTGTTACTGGTGCTGACGGAATTGTAATTCGTGCTTGCGGAATTTTAGGTGCTTTTTGCTTTTTAGTTGGTTCTTGTTTGTTTACTGAACGTGTGTCAGTGCTATCGTTGACAACTGCGATTACATTTGAAACACGTCTAACATCACCCACTGGTACTTTTACAAGCGCATATTTAGCAATATTAGTAATTATGTTTTTAAGTTTGGGCGATTTAATAACTAAATCTTTTTTATTTTTAGATGATGTGATTATTTCCTGCATTTTTTTTAAATCATAATTTTTTACATCTATATTTTTTTCTTGTATCTCGCTGATAGTTGTTATTGTGTTTTCAATACCAGCAAATAAATTCGATGCATTTTTAAGTGGGTTGACGAGATTTTTTTCTTGTATATTGCTGTCAGTTGTTGTGGATTCTACTTGTTGTTTTAAAACTGAAGCGAAAATATTTCCGACTACGGTTGACCCAACATTTATAATCTGATCAAACTGTGTTTCTCCTTCTTTTAAAGGTTTCAATAATTCTTTGACCGCACTTTCCGCGTCGTTTTTAATATCTTTATATATTTCTCTATGTTCTTCTTGTAATTTGTTTCGTATTTTTATAATTAAATCCTCAATTTCCTTTATATCTTTTTTATCTTCATCTTCTCCATCACCACCCGTTTGTTGTGTTTCTGAGCCAGTTTGTTGTTGTTGTTGATGCTGAGCTACTGCTTCTCTAACAGAAGATTGAATACATACCTCAAGATCAGGACCACAAGTAGCACAATCTGGACCAAGATATCCTCCCCCTGGCTTACACATCATATAACAATAAATAAATTTAAATATACAACCAATTATTTTGAGTGGAAGACCAACTGTAACACCGCTAACAGTACCAAATATTTCTCTAAATCCACGAAAATATTCTACTTCACGTGTATATTTAAAGAACGATGCCATTGTTTCAAACAAGAATATTATTATAGCACTAAAAATTTTTTGAAATAATCCTAAAAAAAATTCAAAACCCCAATCTCCACCCCAAGCACTGCTTAAAATAAATCCATAAATAAGACACCCGCCAAAGATAAATAAACATAAGGATAATATTTTCACTATATATGAAATTGGTCCACCTATGTATGGAACACTTGCGCCTAGTTGAGAAGCAACACCTGTTGCAGTAACAAATATACTTATATATAAATCATGGAGCCACACCACTAACATAAAAAACCATTGTATAACATACGCTAAACACCATAACTTATTATTAATAAAATAGCTTACATTCATGCATGATTGTAATTTATCGCTTAACTCGGAAAATCCGCGTTTTACCTGCCTACTAACATTTTCAACACCACTTTGTATGCTATCAGAAATTCTCTCGACTCTTGCTACCATCGTGTTGGTATCACTGGTTGTCTCTTCAATAGTAGTTGTTGCATGAATGATTGTATTTAACTTGTTATCAATATCTTCCAACATCATACTATGTTCATCTAATCTGCCGGTAGTCTCCTGATTATGTCTAGCAACATTTGTCGTGTCCAATATCCCTAGTTCTTCTCGTTGTAGTTGTAGTTGTTGTTGTTGTTGTCGTTGATCAGCCATAATATATATATATATATATATATATATTATTGAATAATAAGCAAAAAACATTAATGTCAACATTGTCATTTCATCTATCCATTTACCATACCATCTTAATGTTCCATGTAATGCTATTGTTCCTATGCTGACTAAACTTATTAAATAAGCTTATTTTTCATTTTGGTTGTGAAAAATATGATGCAATAAAAAAATAAAATAAACCACTATCTTACTTAAATGTATTGTTGTTTGGTTTTTATCTTATTTTGACTTATTTAAATGTTTACGCCTTGTGTGTTTTTTTAAGTTTTATTTTCTTTTTACGGCGTGTTTTTTTGCGTTTTTTCTTTTTATTTTTCGTTTTGTTTTCTTCTTTTTGTTTTCTTCCTTTTATTTTTATTTTTCTTTTTGTTTTCTTTTTTATGTGTTTTCTTTTTGTTTTTTTCTTTTTCATTTGTCGTATCATTTTATTTTTTCTTGCTCCACCTTGTGATTGAGATGATGAAGGAGTGGTGGAGAAAAGGAATTCTCTTGCGGTTTTAATATAGTAATCTTGTCCTGTTATATTATCCTTAAGGTCGGGGTAGTATCTTTCAAGAAATATTTCTTTCTGAGCCCCCTCGGAAAACCCTTGTAAATTAAATGATTCCCGGGGCTTGGTCAAGTCTATATATTCTAATAAACCTTTACCAAGTAAACTATAAGTATTAGCTAAAAATATAATAATTGTTTGATATCCTATCTCGTGCCTTAAATTAAAACTATCATTTCTTTTATATATTATATTTGTTATAATAAAATAATAAAAGCTTTCTATTATATGAGGAAACCCCGGTTTTATATTAAGATTTCCCAGCTGGCTTGTATCAACCGTAAGATCATTTTCAGTCTGATCTCCTTCATAATATAAACTTAAATATTCAAATAAGATGCAAATAGACATTAAGAATATTTTTTTGTGTTTCATCTCGGATACTAATCTATACGGATTGTATTCCTTATTCGGACCGAGTATAGGATATGTTTGAGATTGATAAAATATATTTGTAGCGGTATTTTTAGGTGAAGATGACACTAATTGTTGCGTAGTATTAGTTTCCTGAGTCGCCGGTGGAGTGCGGGGTGGTTCGTTCGGTGAGTCGGTCGGAGGTTCAAGTAAAATCATTTTAAATAGTTGTATAATTTGATTAATGTTTTCGTAAATTTTAGATCCATTTGTGTCGAAAGATTTGATATTGGATTCTTTGATATTGAAATTTTCGATTAAAGATGTTTTAAAATTTTCGAATAAAGTTGCGTCATTGAAATTTGTGATTAAAGTGTAGATATTATTATAATAATCTTCTGATACCGCACCATCGATTGTTTCATAATGCCAACTCATAGTATTGTGGCGTATATTTTTTAATAAAGTATAAAAATCATCCATATAATCTTCTTCAGTGTAAAAATAATCTTCATCATCGGGATCTCCACCGGTCTGGCTACTTTGTTTTAAAGAAGGTATGGGTTCTCCACAATTTAAAACCTGTCTTATTTTATCACTATAAAATAAAGAGTTTTTTGCTCCCAAAAACACACAATCTACATTATTTATAGCAGCAAATAGAAAGCATAAATAATCACCGGTTATTACAATTGTATTTTCAGAACCCTTATAACCACTATTTTCTTTAAACCATATAGCCGCAAGAACTTGTTCCCAATCACCCGAACGTTTTAAATCTAATATCAAATAGTACTTTTCATCGGGGTTTAGTGTAGTATTTCCCACTATTTCATTATATATTTTTTTAGCTACTGTTTTTGGGTTAGTTAGTCTGTTGGTTTGTGATATTGATTCACATAACAATTTTGGACCAGGACCACTTTCTGTTCCACCGAATGCACCGATCGGTTTAAATGTAGTTTTAATAGTTGTACCTTTACTTTTATAATTAAACGTAGCCTTTCTACCATTAAATAATTTCCATAATGCTAATGATCCTAACAGACCGGTTGTTCTTTCAGGAGCATATTTGAAACTCATTTTTCCACCCATGGTTTGAGTTAATATATTACTTTTAAAAATCCATGCGGGTTCACCGTCAACACCTACATGATTTTCAGGATATACAATTACAGTTTTTTTCTTAATTACAGATGAACTTGCACTACTTGTTGCTGAATCAAAATTATTTTGTGGTGTTTTTAAAATATAATGTTTACAGTTAAAACCTGCTTCCTTTTTACTATCAAACCGAAATTTTTTCTTTTTAAATGCTGAATCATGTGTAGTATAAAACGTTTTTCCTCCAAGCTTGAAGAGTTGTATAAAAGATTGATATATAAATTTATCATCCATTACATTTCCCGTCATAAAATGACATCTATCTTTTAAACCAAATTGGTTTAATATTTTAATTGTATAGGCAGATTCAAATTCACCCATAACTGTTTCAGTAACACGATTTGTTAAAAATAATTCAGTGTTAATTCCACTCTCTTGTAATTTTGCCTCTAATTTATCTTTTTCTGCCACAATCTTTTTTTTAAAGTCGGTCGGGCATTTCTCTCCTCTTTTGTGAAAAAAATCATGTATATTATCTATTATTGCAAGATAATGCAAATAGTAATTGATAGTCTCGTTATCAGTTAATTTATAATAATCACTGGGTTGCGGTAGTGCTACTTGTCTCACTTCGCCGTACTGCACGTCTTCCATTTCATCTTCTGTGTCTTCTGTGTCTTGTGTAGCGGTAGGTTCAAATTCACCTTCTGATTCGGAATATTCCTGTGCTGCTGGTGCTGCTGGTGCTGCTGGTAGTGCAGGTGGTAGTGCTGCTGGTGCTGGTGGTTGTTTGGCTTCTAATTTTTCTTTTAATTTGCCGCTTCTTGATTCTTTATATTGTTCATATTTCTTTCCCGCGGGAAATCGCTTTTTATTTGCTTTTGGCATATTATTATATATATTATAAGATTAATATAATTATGAAACTAATTTAAAAACAATTCAACATACAATGTATATCATGTCAGCAATTATCGATAAAGAAATTATTCAAGATGGGGATGTTAGCAAAGAAGAAGAAGATTATATTTTCAATCCTTATAATGAAAATAATATAGAAATAACAGAAGCAGAAGTTTCTGTTATTTTAAAAAAATATGGACTACCGTCTACTTTTCACAATTTTAATTTATATAAAAGAGCATTTATCCATAAATCATATTGCAAACGACCTAAGATGGAAAACGAAGAAAACGGTGTTATAATTGCTGACCGACCTGATAATTGCTTACCACTTAAAACCAAATCCAATGAAAGATTGGAATTTTTAGGAGACGGCGTATTAGAATGTATCACTAAATACTACTTATATCGCAGATTTCCTAAAGAAAATGAAGGTTTTTTAACTGAAAAAAAGATTGCGCTGGTGAAAAACGAGTCAATCGGTAAAATGGCTTATGAAATGGGTCTTAACAAATGGTATATAATGTCCGCGAATGCCGAAGAAAAAAAAACAAGAACCAATCTAAAAAAACTGGGTTGCTTATTTGAAGCATTTTTAGGTGCTTTGTTTTTGGATTTCAACAAAATACAAATACACGATGAAGGAAAATGGTTTGATAATGTGTTTGTAACCGGTCCGGGGTTTCAAATGGCACAAACATTTGTTGAAAAGGTTTTTGATGAACATGTGGATTGGATGAATTTATTGCAGAAAAATGATAATTATAAAAATTTACTACAAGTTAAATTACAAAAAGCATTTCAAGTCACCCCTATTTATAAGGAAATGAGTGAATGGGATGAAGACATTGGATATCATATGGGTGTGTTTTTATGTATTGGGTTTAATCCACATACTAGATTAGTAAGTTCATACATGAATATTAATGATTTAGAGAAAAAATGCAAAAATAGTAGTGTTTTAGAAGATATTGAATATTATTTGGAAAATGTAGATAACAATTTGTTTTTAAAACTAGGCGAAGACACACATAAGATTAAGAAAAAAGCAGAACAATCCGCATGTTTAAAAGGATTACATGCTTTAGAAAATGAAAACGGCAGTTACTGAAATAAAATAAAATAAAATAGAATTATAACACATAAAATTACAACACATAAAATTACATATTATCAATAATATGTAATTTTATATAAATACAAAGTTTTATTATAATTAAATAATATATAATGAGTTCTCTATTTGATAGATTAAAAGTAAAACCACCATTGAGAAAACAAACTCAATATAAAATTTTAATACCTAAGAAAACTCAAAGCCAAGTCCAAAAAAGAAACATAAAACAAGGACAAAAAATAAAATCACAGAACCCTTTTCTACAACAGCAACAGCAGCAAGAAAAAAACAAAGCAAAGCAAACAGAAGATGATGGGGAGGAAGATATAATAATGATGCCTAAACCAGAATCTTCTACCCAAGATACAGAAAAGAAAATAGCGATTATTGATAAAACAAACAATGATATTGATTTTACTGCCTTTTTCAGAGGTGCAAGAGGGTTAATTTTTAAAGATGAAAAGGGGAGAGATGATGAAGAAGAAGCACCTGATGAAAAGATGGCGACAGTTGAAGAGGTCGCTGAAATGGGAGATGTTGAAGATAAAGACGAAAAACCTAAACCAGCAGTCAAACCTAAAAAGAAAGAAAAAGTAAAGAAAGATAAAGAAAGCGATAAAAAAGAAACAAAAGAAAAAGAGGAAAAAGAAACAGACGATAAAAAACAAGACAAGGAAGAAGGAGAAGAAGTCATTATCACTACAATGGATCGTTCAGACCGTGATGCGTATTATACCGATTTAAGAGAAGAAAGTATTATTATCGGCGATTCAACCATTAAACAGCGATTACCGTCCACAAAGAAAAAAATCAACTTGCGCGCCGATTCCTATTACTTAAACAACCGCAAAATCTTTTCTAATTTCATAAACAAACTATTCCAACCATACAAAACAAGAAAGGAAAAGAAAAGTGGCGATGGTAAACCAGTTAGTTTATTTACACATCAAGAAATCATAAGAGATTACATTAACTTATATTCTCCATATAGAGGACTTCTTATTTATCATGGTTTAGGTGCTGGTAAAACATGTGGTTCCATTGGTATAGCCGAAGGTTTAAAAAACGACAAACAAATTTATATAATGACACCCGCTTCTCTTCAAATGAACTATGTAAAAGAATTGAAAAAATGCGGCGATCCTTTATATCGCACCAATCAATATTGGGAATTTGTAGATACAAAAGGCAACGAAGAATTGGAAAACGCATTACATAAGGCACTCGGGGTTAGTTTGAAATTTATTAAGCGAAATAAGGGAGCGTGGATGGTGGATGTTAAGAAAAAATCCAACTATGGTCAATTATCCGAAACTCAACAACAATTACTCGACAAACAAATCAACGAAATGATTATGCAGAAATATCGTTTTTTTAGATACAACGGTATGCGATTAGACCATTTAACTAAATTAGAACAAGAAGCAGAAGAAGAACACGGTCGTTCAAATCCATTTGATCATCGTGTGGTTATTATTGATGAAGCACATAATTTTGTAAGTAGAATTGTAAACAAGTTGAAAACCAGAAAAAAAAACAGTTTATCAGTTAAATTATATGAATATTTAATGGACGCAATTGATTGTAGAGTAGTGTTTTTAACTGGAACACCCATGATAAATTACCCTAATGAAATCGGTATTTTATTTAATATGCTAAGAGGATACATTAAAACCTATCATTTCAAAATAGATGTTAAAACTAAGAAAAAGGTAAATACCGATTACATTCGTTCCATATTAAAATCAAATAAATTAGTGGATTATATTGAATACAAGCCAACTGCCAGAACATTAAGTATTACGCGCAATCCTTTTTCGTTTGAAAACAAGTTCTCAAAAACGATGTATAAAGGTGTTGCTGTTGGAGAACAAAACACTATTGGTGAAAATGATTTTATACAAGGTGTTGTCAGCATATTATCTAAAAATTATTTGGCAACGGACAAGTCTCGCGTGAAGGTAGAAAACAACAAAGCACTTCCAGATACACTAGATGGGTTTAAAAAGCTATTTATTAATCCTCGTGATGGTTCAATGATTAACAATGATTTATTTAAAAGAAGAATTTTGGGGTTAACTTCATATTTTAGAAGTGCCAAAGAAGAATT